TATCTTTAGTGCTATACCGCAGAAAGGTATTGCGTTTGAGGAAGGCCCTAACGGAAATGTGGAGACACACTGGCGTAGATTTAAAGTTAAGGCGCGTAACCTAGAGAGACAGTGGCGCGGATTTAAACTGTCTGAGGCAATGAAGGAAACTGTTGCCAATAAGCCTGATACAGACGTAGAGGTTAGTGAGGGTGTCGTATTTTTGCCTAAGTCTAAGACCTATTACGGCTGTGTGTGGGTAAAAGGTGAGCAAGAGATCAGTTGGATGCAGGACTTTGGCGCTTCTAGCCCTTGGGTTACAGGTCGTTACTCTAAAGTGTCTGGTGAAATCCGTGGTCGTGGCCCAGCACTACAAGCATTACCTGATGTGCGCTCGTTAAACAAAGCTAAAGAGTTTGTCTTGCAGAAGGCTGCTATTGATCTTGCTGGTATGTACACAGCTACTGATGACGGCGTGACCAACCCCTACAATTTGGTTATTAGCCCAGGCATTGTTATTCCCGTTGGCTCTAACAACTCAAGTAACCCGTCTATACAGCGTTTAGACACTGGCTCTAATCTACAGTTAGCACAATTCCAGATCAACGACATGCAAATGGCAATCAAGCGTGCGCTGTTTAACGATCTGCGTGACCCTAGTGGTGCTGTAAGATCTGCCACAGAGGTTGCTATTGAGTCGCGTGAGCTTGCTAAGCGCATTGGCTCTGCCTTTGGTCGTCTACAGACAGAAGTCCTTATACCCATCATTAAGCGCGTTGCTGCAATCCTGACTCGCCGTGGTATTATTGAGCCTATTCAACTTGATGGCCGTGACATTGATATTAAGTTCCTGTCTCCCTTGGCTAAAGCGCAAGACGGTGAAGACATCCTTAGTGTTCAACAGGCCGTGGCCTTTGTATTGCAGACTGCTGGCCCTGACCAGGCTAAGATTGGATTTAAGCTTGAGGACTTTGGTACCTGGGTAGCCGGTAAAACAGGTATGCCTGCTGAGTTAGTTCGCAGTGAGTCAGAGAAAGCGCAGATAATCCAAGCTGGTGCCCAGGCAGCACAGCAAGGAATGGATGTTTCTACTCCACCACCACAACAAGGTCAGACTGCTCTATGAGTTGGGACACTATTAACAAAGGCGACTTTAACGCCGAAAACGCAAAACAAGCCAATGACGCAGCTAGAGCAAAAGCTGCTGAGTTGGCTAAGGCTTACAACAGGTGCTTTGGTACTGATGACGGTAAGCGTGTATTAGAAGACTTAACGCAACGATTTATTTTCCAAAACAACACACCCTTTGGTTCCCAGAACCCTGACTACGAGGCTGCTTACCATAATGGTGAAAGCGGGTTAGTTAAATTTTTAATCAACCAAGTACAGCAAGCTAGAGTACTATAAAATTACCGTGGAGGTAATATGTTAGATAATACAGATCAGGCCGCAGAAGTAACAACTGGCGATACCCTACTAGACTCATCCGCTCCTACACTTGGAGATGGCGAGTATTTTCTTACAGACGGTATTAAAGGGTCTGGTGACAGTCCCGAGTGGTACAAGGCAGACAAGTACAAGTCTGTTGCTGAACAGGCCAAGGCTTACACAGAGCTAGAGAAGAAGTTTGGTGGATTTACTGGCGCACCTAAAGATGGATATGCTGGCATTGAAGGCATTGAGAGTGATGACGCTTTACTACAAGAGCTAACTGAGTTTGCTAATAAGACCAACATGAGCCAAGAGGCATTTGGTGAGGCGTGGGAATTGTTGAGCGCGCAAGGTACTGCCGTAGAGGAAGTCAGTCGAGAGCAAGAGATTGCAAAGCTTGGTAACAATGCTGGTGAGCGTATCAAGAACGTAGAAGGCTTTCTGAAGAACAATCTGGATTCTGCTGACTACGACCAGGTAATGAACCTAGTAACTGACGCAAGGTCTATTGAGCTTGTAGAGGCATTAGTAAAAGCAACATCTCCTGTTAAGCTTCCTATTGAAGGCGGAGAAAGCCCTACTGGCATGACTTGGGCAGACATTGAAACAGAGATGTTTAAGAAGACCAGTGACGGCCAGTTGCTTAGAAGCGCAGATATTAACCATGAGCGCAAGATCCAGAAGATGATGCAAGATTTTGGCGGCAATAAACCCCATACTCGCATTTTCGGATAAGCAAAAAAAAAGCCCTGCGCTAACAGGGCTAAAGGGGTCGTAACAACTGACGCTAGGCACCAACAAGTACCCTAGCTAACCATGTGAATGAAGCATGGGTTGTACATTACAGTACAGGCCCTATTGTACACGACTCAAGACGGTTAGCAACTATTGATTTATATAGTGCAAACAGTGTATAATCGGCACACTGGATACCCCTTTCTTACAAGGCCCAGTAAATTTAGGTTGAATGCTGACCAATTTACTGGGTACTCAGCTAAAACCTTGAAAAACTTTCTATATATTACTCTTTTTCGAGGAAATTCTTATGAGTAACGTACTATCATCCGTGGCAGTCACGGAATTTGACTCTATGGTCAAGCACGCCTATCAAGGCACTGGCTTACTTAAGTCTGCTGTAACTCTCCGCAACAACGTAGTTGGTGACACTTACAAGTTCCGCAAAATGGGCAAGGGCCTGGCTAACCAAAAAGCCACCTCTGCTGAAGTAGTTGCTATGAACGTAGGTCACGAATTCAAGACCGCTACCCTTAGCAACTGGAACGCTCCTGAGTTCACTGACATCTTTGATCAGCAAGACGTAAACTTTGACGAGAAGCAAGAGCTTGCAAGCACCATCGCAAATGCCCTTGGTCGTCGTTGTGATCAGCTTGTTATTGATGCAATGGACGGTGCAGGCGCTTATGCTGCTACTGTTGGCACTGGTGTTGGCGGAACTGCGTCTAACCTGAACATGGCTAAGATCATTAAAGCCCAAGTCTCTCTGCGCCAGAAAGGCGTGCCTAACTCTGAGTTGTTTGCTGCTATTAACGCTCTGGGTCTTGGCGGTCTTCTTAACGACGAGAAAACCACTAGCAACGATTACCAGAATGTAAAAGCTCTTGTAAACGGTGAAGTTGATACTTTGGCTGGCTTCAAGTTTATCATTCTTGAGGATCGTGCAGAAGGTGGTTTGACTGTTGCTTCTAACGTAGTAAATTCTTACTTCTTCGCTCGTCCTTCTGTTGGCTTGGCCATCGGTATTGACATGAAGACTGACGTTGATTGGGTTCCTGAGCGCACCTCTTGGTTGTGTAACGGTATGTTGAAAGCTGGCGCTGTTGCTCGCGACACTGACGGCATCGTTAAGGTTCAATACACTCAGACTGCTTAATGTTGTAATGCTGTAACTGAATGGGGGTCTCGGCCCCCTTTCTTTTAATTTTAAAAAGGGTTTGTATGTCTACTAAGCTTCAGTTAATTAATAGTGCGTTGATTCTTATTGGCGACCTACCTCTTGATAGCCTTACTGGGACTACACGCGCCCATGTCGTTTCTAATGCTCTGTACGATAACATTGTACAAAACGAGCTGTCTAAATTCCGATGGGGCTTTGCCCGCAGACAAGCACAATGCGTGGCAGCAGTAACGCCAGGTAGCGGCGATCCTATAGTTCCTTTGTTTGATTATAGTAACTCTTACTTTGTTCCAGCAGATATGCTTTCTTTAATTAGATTAAGCCCCTCTGTTAACTATCAGATTTATGGTGAGCCAGACTCTCCAGAGACAGATAGACAGCAAGTTATCTATACTAATTATTCAGGCGATTTGTTTGCTGACTATATCCATAATATGCCAGAAAATGAATGGCCAGCTTATTTCTCTAAAATGATCGAGTACGCCTTGGGCATGGACTTTGCGCCTGCTATTAGGGACAGTGCCGTATCAATGGAGCTATTAGCTAACCAATACCAGAACGCTTCTCGTATGGCTAGGTTTACAGATTCACAGCAACACCCTCAGACACCTATTCAAGATAGACCGTTTATTGACGTAAGACGCTAAAACTTTACCATTGAAGGAAAATTATGCCTAAGTCTCAATTCTTACAGAGCAGTTTTGCTAGTGGTGAGTTATCTCCTCTTATCAAAGGTCGTACTGATCTTGATCAATACTACAAGGGTGGGCAGACCGCAGAGAATGTTGTCATTGTTCCTCAAGGCGGTATAAAGCGCAGACCTGGTACATATCAGGTAGACACTCCATTAGCCGATTTGGTACGGAACCCTCAGCTTCCTTCTATGCCCAATGGCGGCAATGGCTATCTTATTAACGATGGTAACGACGAAACGTATGCTGTAACTGATACGAGCTGGACAGGCACGTTTAAAACAATTTCGCAGTACACGTTTACAAGCGCCCCTCAGCCTGCCTTTATTGATATTAAAAACATCTCTATCGTAAACACTGGCGTAGCCGAACAGAACGCCACAGTAAAATTACAGCACGGTAGCGACTCAACTCAGTGGACTGACATTTCTTCTTTTGTGATTAGCGACAAGTATGTCACTAGCAAGCGAGTTACGTTTCCTAACACTGTTAACTACCTTGGTTTCCGTATTGTCTGCGATTTAACGGCTTACAATGCTTATGCCATTAAAGTTGGCGAGTTTAACCTTAAAACATCAGCGGGTCAGCCTACTGACGTAAAGACATTTGATTTCAGTGTTGGATCTGATGAGCATTACCTTGGCGTGTTAACTGCAAAGAATTTGCGTGTTTACAGAACTCCGCACGCTGGAAGCTCAGAGACTGTTTTTGTTTCTGACATAGTACTTCCTTACAATGGCGCTGCTGTTTCAGAAGTTCGTGATGCTCAGACAGAAAATGTCCTGTTAATGTTTCATAAAGATTACGAGCCGCAACGTATTATTTTTAATGGGGGTACTGAGTTTGTTTCTGGGCCTATTCCGTTTAGCAATGTGCCTCAATATGATTACAATGATGAAAGCAGTCCTACTCCCGTTAGCGCGGTTCAAGTCATTACTTTTACTAACTCCTTTGTAGCAGGCGACCGCTATCAAATTGACATTGAAGGCGTGTTAAGTAAAAACATTTCTTTTGCAGGTAATAGCGCTGGAGCACAAAGCGAATCTACAGCTTTTAATTTGCAAAAAAATCTACAAGAAATGCCTATTTTTGGCGAGACCGGCGTTTCGGTAACCGGATCTGGAAATGTATATACAATTACAGTTAGCAATGAATCTGCTCAACCGTTAAAATTATTTTCAGGCTTTCAAACATCCGGCTCTACTGGCAATCACTCAATTACCTTTTCTAGAACAGCAGTAGGGGTATCTAGAAAAGAAGATGTATGGAGCGTTAATAGAGGCTACCCTGTAATGGGTGCGTTTAACGAGGGAAGGCTATGGTTAGGTGGTACCAGGTCTAAACGTCAAAGCTTATTTGCATCTAAATCAGGTGACTTGTTTAACTTCTTTTCTGAAGAAGGTGCTGATGATGAGGGCATCTTTGTTACGATTGACTCTCGCAACCTTACTGAGATTGTTGATGTTAACCCTGACCGTGGCTTGCAAGTTTTTTGTTCTGGCGCTGAGTTTATTGTTAAAGGTAATACGCCGTCTACAATTGATATTAAGGCAGAAACGCAGCTTGGGTCATTCAACCTAGAGTCTAAGGCTTTAGACGGCGCAACTTTATTTATTAACGGGAATGGGAACACGCTACGTCAATACCTGTACAACTTCAATGAAGATGCTTATACCAGTAACGACATATCTGTCCTGTCTTCTCATTTGATTAATAAGCCTCTAGACATGGCTGCTCTTGACGGAACATCCTCAGAGGACTCTGCATGGGTGTTTATCATTAATCAGGATGGGTCGGCTACTGTATTAAATACGGTTAGATCGCAAGACATCAATGGATTTACAAAATGGTCTTTGTATAACCCTGACGCAAACAATACTACTAAATATGAATCCTGTTCTGTCGTAGGAAAGGAGTTGTATGTAATAGTAAAAAGCACAAATCCTAGCGACTCTAATACTTACAAGACGCTAGAGAAGTGGGATTTTAACGCCATGTTTGATTCAGCTCAAAACATTACAGGCACCACTTTACCAGGCATCAATACTATCAGTGTAGGCCTAAGATTTAAAGGGCAGACAGTAGGTGCGATTTCTAGCGGTGTTATATTGCCCAACAGAACTGTTGCCTCTGACGGGACAGTGACATTTACGCAAGCTGAACTAGGCACTGCTTATCAGCCTTACAGCCTTCAGGTGGGTTTAAACTTCACCTGCTCATTTAAGTCTATGCCTTTAAACACTAATCCAGGTACTCGTGGCGGTCAGAATGCCATGAAGGAAAAGAAGATAACTCGCATGAACTTGCGCGTACTAGATAGTGCCGGAGTATATGTAGACGGTAATTTAGCCACAGTGTTTAACGGAACTGTAGTTAGCAATCAGGAAGTACAAACTGGTATCATACAGGACAACAATGGTGGTAATGGCTGGGGTACAGAGGTAGTTCCTTTGATTACAGTCCCTGGCGCTACACCGTTTCACCTGCAAGCTATTGAGTATGAGGTTGAATCTTCGTGAGTAATGTTGCAACACAAGACAGTATTTACAAGCTACAAGATATTATTAAGGATATGCCTCAAGTAACAGGCGAAACTAGACATCATTTCTCAGACGGTATGTATGCCAGAGAATTGTTTATCCCTGCTGGTACGGTGGTCGTAGGGGCGCTACACAAGTCTCAACACCTGTATATGGTAGTCAAGGGCAAGTGTAAGGTATCTAGCCAGTATGAGACTGTAGAGATTGAAGCTCCTTATATAGGCGAGACCATACCTGGCACTAAGCGTGTTATTTATGCTGAAACAGATTGTGTGTGGATTGGGTTTTTTCCAACTCAATTAACTGATATTGATGAGATAGAGGCGGCTTTAATAGAGCCGGAGGAAATTTAAATGTATTTAATAGTTGCAGCAACAATAGCGACAGCCGTAGGAACAGGCGTTAGCGTGTACGGGCAAGTGCAGGCTGGTAAGGCTCAAGAGGATGCTTTAAAAGAGCAGGCTAGACAAGAAAAGATTGCCGCTGAGGGCCGTGAGCTAGAGCGTCAGCAACAACTGTCAAAAGCCCTTGCAGCTAACACTGTAGGCCTTGCTGCTGGCAACGTAGGCATGGAAGGTACTCCGGCCAGTATTGCTTTAGAAAGCGCTAAGAATATAGGCATGAGTGAAGGCATGCTCAAGATGAGCGATAGGCTGCTTCAAGCTCAATTAAAACGTCAGGGTAAAAATGCTAGGGGCGCTGCTAACCTTCAAGCTACCTCTACTTTGCTTTCTGGCGGTGTTGAAACTGCTAAACTTGCTAATTCCATTGAATAGACAACAGGATTAAATAATGGCACAAGAACGAATTGGGTATTACGGTAAGTTTAGCCCTACATCCTTGGATACGTCTGCTGCTGATAAAATGCGCGCATTGGCCGGTTTGGGCGAGACTGTTGCTAACACTGCCCTAGCTATAGGAAAACCTATTGCAGTCCGTGAGGGAGCTAAGAGGGGC